GAGCGAAGCCGTTTGCTTAACGGCGTCCCGAGTTTGTTCCTGCAACTTCACGGCAAGTTGGCGCTGCTGGTTGGCTTTTTCCAGCGAGACGTTTTCTTGCAGTTGTGCGCTGAGTTGATCTTTCATCACTAGCACACTTTTCTGGCCAGCAGTCAATTGCTTGCCTTGATAGCTTGCAATCTCTTGCTTAAAGGCCACCAGCTTGCGCTCAGAATCCGTGAGTTTGTCGGCTTCTGACTGCTGACTGCGTAATACAGCAGCTTGTTCTTGGAGTTGCTGGAGGCGTTTTGCGCCCTCGTTTTCCTGATAGGCTTTTGAAGACGTTGGCTTGTCCGCAAACTGCTTGTTTAGCCCCTTTAAGGTCTGCGTATATTCCTCTGTCGAAATTTTCCCAGCCTTGTATCTTTTCTCGAGCGCATCCGTCAGTGTGGCTCTTTCTTTCGCCGGATCTTTACCGGCAACATAGGCCGCATTAAGTTGGTTCTCCAGCCGAAGTGTCTCCAGCGCCTGCTGCTGTTTTTTCTTCTCTAACTTAAGCTGCTCATCAGCCTTTTTTTGCTGCTCTTTGACATTCTCCCCAACAACTTTCACCTGCTGGATCTGCGCGGCTGCAATACCCGCGTCGCCCATGGCCACACTCACCATGCGCCAACTTAACCCTAATTCACGCACAGATTTTGACTGTTCATCAGTGCGTTTTTTCTGCTCGTCTAGGTTACGTTGTGCCGCTGCCGCCGCTTCTTTTTGTGCCAGATCGCTCGCAGCGATATTCTGCCCACGACGCTCTAGGCTTGCTATCTGCTGGATAATGGTGTCGTTGAGCACAATGCCTTGATTCGTCAAAGACTCCATCGCTTTTAATGGATCATCACGTAAGCTACCCAGCTGCGACACTAACTGATCAGCACTTCCGCCCACATCTTCAATTTGCTGAGCGAGAGAGGAAACCTCAGAGAGCAAATCCCCGGTAAACCCTGCGGATGCCGCTGCTGTTACGGCTTTGACTGCGCTTTCTGTTCCCCCTAAACGCGTGGATAGAATTCTCAGATCATTGGCTGTCATACCCGCAGCGTTACCGCTTTTCATCAATGCCGCATTGAATCCCTTCATTTCAGCTTCATTGCGCTGATACGCGGTATACAGAGCGGTGGCCGCTGACACTGCGACCATAATCCCCAGCCCAACAGGACCACCGAGCAAGCTCATTGCGCTGCGCATTAATCCGGTACTGACCGCTGCCGCACGCGCTGAGAATGAGACTTTCTGGTTAGCTGTACTTATCTGATTGAGCGAACTCAGAAGCTGCGTTTTCCCCGCGGCCTCACTCACATCGGCTGCCAAGACCGCCTTGGACGCCGTAGCCATTTGTTGCTTGGCTTTGGCCTCAGCAAGATCGGCCTCTCTGACCTGCCGGTTGATTTTGACGTACTCATCCTGATAGCTAACAGCAAGGCCGTATTGCTGGTTGACCTGAGTCTGAGCGGCATAAAACCGCGCTAACTCCTGCGCCTGCTCGCGGGATGCCTGCGCACTTTCTCGACTCCGTTTTGCCGTGGCCATCTGCGCTTGCGCTTGCGTTCGCGCCGCTTGTGCGTTTTCAATCTGCTTGCTGGCGGCCTCGGCGCTGGCCTGCGCGGATACCCGCGCCAGCTCACGCTGAGAATCCCAGCTAACAGATAACTTATCGAACCCAGTGAGCGTGCGCTCAATGCTCGGGATCAACGCATTGGCGAGCGTACCTGCGGCAACATTGCTCCCCGATGCAAAACTGCTCACGATAGTACGGATCTGCTCAAATCCGCCGCCTGATTGACTGAGTGCATCAGATAACGAGCGAATTTGAACGCCGGTATTACGCGCCTGTGCGCCGGTTTGTGCCAATGCCACGCTGGTTTTAGCCGACTCTTGCTGCGCCTTGGCGGTGAAACTTTTCGACGCGGTTTCTGCACTGCGGTATGCATCCACAATCTGCGACTTAAATCCTGCCGAGTTGAGATGGAGTGCGACCGCTAAACTGGCAACATCACTCATAGGTTTAATTTCCTCATGACATCCGCACACTGCGCCTCAACATCACTTTTCAGTAACGCTGATAAAGGGGGCTCGGTATCGGTGTGTGGGGTTTTTGGCGGGGCAGGATCGTCAAGTGCAAAGAACGCACGCCAATGTTGCAAAATGCTGGCAGGCAACGCGGCAATTTTTCTCGGGTCTGGCTCCCCCCAACGATCGGCTAATGTGAATATCAGCCGCAGCAGAGGGGAGTCGGTTAGTTTTTTTGCGCTTCCTCCAGCGTGCCATAACTGTGGCGCTGGACTAATAGACTAGCATCGAGCAGCGCGGTATTCGCGTGAGCACGCAGTAGCTCATCGGCGGTCGGCAACTGTTCAGCAGGGATAGCGGCCCCCGTCTCATCAACAATGGCGCTTAACACTAACTCAGCACCGAGCAGGCTGGTTGCGTGCGCATCGTTTTTATCTTGTAGTGTCTTGAGCTTTGCCTCGTAGTCATAAAGCTCACCCAATGTTAGTTGGCGAATAGAGACGTTTGCACCAAACAGCTGGCAGGCAAGAATATTGGCTGAAGGGGTGAGCAACGCCGTTTTCAGGTTTTTCATAGTATGTCCTTGATATAAAAAACGGCCCGTAGGCCGCATAAGAGATTAAGAAATCGTAATAACCGCGTCCGAACTGGTGACCGCCGCTAATGCCGCAGAGGAAATCACAACGTGATAGGTTCCCGCATCGTTCGCCGTTACGGACGGTTTAGTCAGCGTATTCGTATTGGCACCCGGTATCGCTTTACCGTCTTTAAACCACTGATAAGACAGCGGCGCCCCGTTGCTTTCCGAGGCGGTAACTGATAAATCCAACGCATCGCCTACCGCCAGTGTTGCGCTAGTAGGTTGAACCGATACGTTGATCACGGCTTTGGGACAACACCCCACTTCAGGTTGTTTTGTTTACCTTGTACGGTGATCTGGATAACCTCACTTGCCGGAGCGGTGATTTCATTCATCTGCCAACCGGATAACGCCAGCAGCATTGTGGCCGTTCGGCGGTTCGGTAGCTCAATATAGAACTGCACCGTTTGGCGTGCTTCAGCGGCATTTAAGAAATCAGCAAAATCCTCGTTATCCGGATCGTCAACAAAGCCCAGCGATTTTTCAGGCCCCTCCGGTAAATCAGAAATAAACTGTTTGCTGGTATCAATCAGCGTGGTGCAATCCACAAAACTACCCGTCTGACCCGTTGCCCCCAACGCCTTACAGTTAATCAGCGGTTTTAACGCGGCAACCTCAGCGCCTACCGCGCCCCATTTCACCACGGTACCCGCAGGCAGCATGGCGTATTCTGGCGAAGTTTTTTTATCATCAGCCATCGTTTTCTCTCTTCATTTGGTTGGTATAGCGAGTGCTATTGGTTTTGTTCAATACCGGCGCGTAACTCGACGGCGAGAACGCGAAGAATGCGGGATTTGTTGTAATCCATGGCAGGACGGATAAACGGCGCTGCCACCTGTTTGATGGTGCCGAACTCTTGCGCCAGCGCCTTCATATGGTGCTTTTTGCTGGGGCCTACTCTCAGCGTAATCACCGTAAGGTACTTATCATCATTCATACGGCTGGTACTGCGGATTTTGATGGTATCGCGCATGTGCTCACCGGCGCTGGCGTCGTCGAATCCAGCGTGCGCTTTCATATCTTCCAGTACCGGAGCCAATGCTTCGCGCCCCGCGTTACGCATCACTTTTACGGCCTTATCCCCCATGGCCAATAATTGCCGCTCAAGCTCCTGCAGTCCTTTCACCTCGATAGTGATCATGGGGAAACCTCGACATACGTAATGAAATACTCCCGTAAGAGATCATAGAGTTGCTGGTTACTGGTTTGTGGGGTCGGTGTTTCTCGTAGGTTTCCGCGCTCGACATACTGAACGGGAAAATCGGCAATAAAGCCGTGGCGTATCGTCTGCCACTTGCCCCAAATCTGCCGATCTAACGTTTTCAATCGCGTGTAATCATTAAGAATAATGATGCGTATCTGAAAACGCGCACGCACTACCGAAGTCCGCACAAGCCCTGTTTCAAGTGGCGGATCGGACACACACTGATAAGTGATCCCCTCCACCACATCGGCTGGTAGTAATAAGGGATAAACCGGCAGACCGGTGAGCGCTTCCAGTTCTGTTTTAATGGCCTGTTCTATCATGACGAATGTCCGCCTCCGCCGTAATGATGAGCCGATCGGCATGGGTACGATCGGTTGAACGCACCGTGAAGAACTGTTGCCCAAAAACAACCTGCCAGTCCTGCGCAACATCCTCGCGCGGTCGCAGCGTAAATTGGTAGGTCTGGACAACCTGCTGCTGTTCGGAGGTGCGGATCTTGCGATCAGAAATCGGCTCAACCTTTGCCCATGGCTTTGCCACCTCTACCGGCTCCTCCGGCAGCGGCTCTCCAAGTGGGCCGCGCCGTTGCTCAATCCGTCTCAATGTAATGCGTTTATTCAGCTCGCCAGCCGAGAGTGGCTTCATAGACCATAAATCCGATAAGGTTGAAGCAGTGCTTGAACGGCAATCGGCATCTCAGAAACAGTTTCACCGACAACAACACCTTCACGATTGCTATACCACTGACTGATACACAGTAATATGGCGGCCTTTATTGCATCATTTAACAACATACCGTCAGGGTCATCGCTGTAGCCGGGAGAATCAGCAGATGGGTAGAGTTGCCGCCTTGTCCATGACTGAACGTAACTGACTGCTGCCTCTGTATATACCTTCAATAGTTGATCATCGCTGGTAAAGTCAGAGTCGATTCGGCAATGTGATTTGACCAATCCAAGATCAATCATGTTGCCCCCTTATTTTTTGCCCTTCTTGCCTTTGTCGCTATTTACGGCCTCTACAGGTTCCGCAGGTTCCGCAGGTTCCGCAGGTTCCGCAGGTTCCGCAGGTTCCGCAGGTTCCGCAGGTTCCGCAGCATCCATTATTTCCACTTCCACTGCATACCCTTTACGCTCTAATTCCCGCCCATGTTGTTCATTGGTTTCGAACTCACGCCCCTCAACCACAACATCCCCGCCAATATAAATCGGCTTAATCGCTTTAAGCTTCATCTTGATACCTTTATGAAAAGCGGCCAGAAGGCCGCCTATTGATCATGACTTGAGTTATGCGCCACTGGTTGGTGGGGTTGGAACAGTAAAGGAGCCATACACAAAGGCTTCAGGACGCTTGACGGCTAACGCTAAGCGCTCTTCACAACGGATAGTGATCATGTTCTTCTCAAAGTCATCGGCGTTTTCGGTACTGATGACAACGTTAGTTTCTTCACGATCAAACAGTTGTGCCCCCGCATTAAATGCCCCCGTTAGGAATTTACCTTTGAAGGCGGCGGCCTCTGTCGCCACAACAGGTAATCCCCACAAGGTTGGCCCAGTGAGCGCCGCAGGGTTAGCTAAAATGTAGCGACCCAGCGTGTCCTTAGTCAGTTCGATCTTGGCCCAATCGATAAAGTGGAGAACGTGACCAGAGGCAGGGAAACGTGCGAGTTGTGCTTGCAGCATCGCAAGACGTAAATCATCAATGCCATTTTTCTGTTCAACCTCAAAGGCCGCCGCATAAGCCGAGGCTTGAGGAATAATGCCTTCGAGGTGCGCCCCAGTCCCATCACCGAACAGAATTTCTTGTTCTTCAACGTATTTCAGACCGTAACGCATTTCCGCATCGACAGAAGATTGCAATTGAGCAAAGTCATCAAGGATTTGTTTGGAGGCTTTGAACAAATGCGCAATGGTACGTACAGGCGTGATTTTCTCAGCAAATTGGATATCGCTGTAAGGTTTAGTGGTATTTTCAGCCACAACAGAAGCTTTGTTAGTAAAACCTGTCTGTTGAACCCAGTAGATGGTATTCGAAATCGTTTTACCCGGCGCAATCAGATCTCGAATAAATAAGCGCTGCTTAGGTGCGGTATCAATCCCCGGCAAACGCTGCGGCGCAACAATTTGCCCCGGAACATCTGTTGAGATCAATGCGGCGTTGACGGGGATACTGACACGCTTATTTCCCTCAACACTGGCAGCAAATGCTTTCATTGCCTCAGCGCTAATGACCTGCTGACCTACGGACTCAATCACATCACGCGCATTGGACAACGGCATTTGTGCGACATGCTGCTCCAGTTCACCCAGTGCTGCCTTTAATGTTTTTTCGGCTTCACGCATTGCGTTCAGCTCCGAGGCCATTTTATCCACAGACTCTTTCGTTTCTGCAGAGATCTGCCCTGACTTCTTCGCTTCTTTCAGCGCATCTTCCGCTTTGGCATTGAATTTGCTGGTTGCTTCTTCAATAGACGCGGTGACTTTTTTCAAGATTTCATTTACTTCAGACATAAAAACTCCGTTATTTGCATGCGTTCGCTAGGCCGTCAAGCGCGGCGCCTAGCTGAGCTAAAGTTTCAGGGGAGGGTTGTGTGGCAGCGCTCGGCATGCCATCGGGATTGGATGTAGCGCTCGGCGTACCTCCAGATAAGGCTTTAATCAGTTTTCGTCGTTCAGAGCGCGGTGTATTGGTTTTCGCTAGCAAGGCATCGAGTTTGCGCAATGCTGCTGCAGGAGAGTCATCACCATCGATGACGGAATCAGCGGAAAGTAGGCTATCAGCCAGACCTTTCTCAACGGCATCACTTCCACCAATATAGCTTTCTGCATCCATTAATTTATGGATGGTGGTTTCATCCATACCAGAACGAGCAGCGTAAATATCTGCCATGGCATTATCGAAGGGCTCGAGATATTCCGATAAGGAGGCAAAGTCGTGGCGGTTTCCCATTGAGACAACCCAGCAGTTATGGATCATCAAAAAAGCGCCACGCCCAATCTGTACCTCATCACCGGCCATGGCGATAATTGAAGCGGCACTAGCAGCAATACCCAATATTTTTACGGTCACTCGGCCTTGATATTCACGCAGCAGATTGTAGATAGCGAGACCTTCAAACATGTCTCCGCCCGGAGAGTTGATATTGACAGTGACATCAGCGCCATTCATCGTACGAAGCGCTCCAGCGATCCGTTTGGCGGTAACGCCCTCTCCCCAATAATCCTGCCCAATAACATCAAAAACAGAGATGCTATTGTCATCTGTGGATGCTGCTTTTATTCCACCATCCCACCGTTCCAACGCTGAGGGAACTGGCTCACATGAAACACCCGCGCAGGGATGCCCCACCGGAGCCACCGGAAGTCGTGTTTTTTTCATTGAGAATTTAGCTCCTAAGCAGCCTGTTTAAAGGGAGACTGTTCGAAAGGGATATCTGGGAATATTTCGCTATGTAGGCTTCTTATAGCCCTAGCTTGTGTAACAAGATTGCCATTGCGGAGATCTTCTAACGCTGTCAGGTTAAGTTGAACGGTATAAATATCGCCCCCCGGGATCGGCGGCATATTCTCAAGACGGCGAACATCATTACGACTCATCCAACCATTTTGTAACGCCGTGGTGTAATACGCAGCTCGCCCTGCACTATCAGCACGAAGTAATCCCTCAACCGAGAATTCGGCAAAGTAATCCTCATCACCATCAAGTAAACAACGCGCAATCTCTTGCTCTATGTTCACCAATAACGGGCGTAGCGTATTGGTTAAAAAAAGCAGGTTCATCCCTTCAACGCTTGATGCCCAACTGCTTTGCTTAGTGGTATGACCGACCATAAACGGCGGAACACGAAACCATCTACACACTTCTTCAATACTGAATGAGCGGCTCTCTAGAAGTTGTGCAGCCTCGGGATTCATTGTTACGTTCTGGTAAGAAAGCTCATTTTCTAACACCATCAATTTTCCGGCATTTTTAGAGCCGGCAAACTCTTGAAGGTTTTTACGCAACCGATCACGCTGCTCTTTACTTAAAGCCACTTTAGATGAAAGGAAGCCTGTACTCTGTAATCCATTTTCGAAAATCTTAGCCGCCGCCTCATCAACAGCCATTGCAGCGCCAATCACATCTTTCCCTGCTTGCAGCGGCATCATTCCGCATACCCCATCAAGCCCAAAGCCTCGGATATGCATCATTCTATCGGGCGGTATATCCCGCTTAGCGCCGTTTTCGGTATAGGTGTATTGCAGTAATCCATTATCGCTACGCTTTACCACCATGTTTTGTGGTAAAAGCGGGAGCAGCGCCACCAGTTTTTTGCCAATTATCTTTTTTTCGACAAAAGCGTTACCACGCAAACAAATGCTGGCTACCACTATTAACATGAAACGTGATGGCGTCATTTCTAGGTTCGGACGACGGCATAAAACCTGATAGGCCGCATGCTGCTGAGCAAGCTTTCTAGAACCATCAGCCTCACGCTGATAGACCTTAAGTGGCAGTGTAGAAATTGACTCGCTTAACAATCTGACACAAGCCCACACCGCTGAAAGTTGTATGGCTTTATCTGCCGTAACCACTTTTCCGCTGCTGCTCGCACCAAACCATTCCTGCCAGAACGTGCCATCAGTCAAGCTAATGGGGACGCCGAGCCAATTTAAAAGGGCGCTTTTAACGCGCCCCGGTTCTTTGTTTTTTTTCATCACAGCCCCACCATTATTGGATCATCAAAGAAACCATCGATATCCCCCTCATCCTCATCGTCATCATCCGCAGCACCAATTGCCATTGCCGCCGAAACAATGCCATCAATACGCCCAGTGCTTTTTTTCTTGGCAAAGATACGGTTCTTTTTCTGATCTTCCTCAACAACAGCTGATGCCGCATTCCATCGTAAGCAAGGGTTAAACTTAACCTCTAGCTCAGTTTCATCGAGCAGCCCTTCAAAAAGCTCCAAAGAATGAGGCATCCAAAGACCTGAATCAGCTGCCTTGAAATATCCTTGCCCATGAGGGACAAGAGGAACCATTACGCCAGCCTCTTCAAGCTCAGGCTCGAGGTATTTGATCCGATATTGGTCGAACGCAATTTTTTTAATGTTGAATTTTAGCGCCAACTCAGCAATGCGCTCAGCGACAAAAGCATACTTAATCGCTTTCCCCGGAGGAGCATGAATGAAGCCTTTCCTTAACCATGCATCGTAGGGAACACGGTCAGTTTTCGCCCTCTCCAGTAATGTGTCTTTTGGCGTCCAAAACTCCACAAGCAATTTTTTTCTTTTTGGGAAATAGAGCGCTAACGCGGTGAGATCTCGCGTACCCGATAAATCCAGCCCGCCTGTACACTCCTCACCGTCGAGGTCATCAACATCAAAATCATTTTCATGTGCCATCCATACATCACTTCCGATCCATGGGTTCGCCGCATCTACCCATTCACAGAAGTTTAAGCGCCTGACAATGCTTTCCTTGGCTGGCATGCCGCGAGCTTGAGTGACCTGCTCACGCAAATATTTATCGGTAAACGTGTATCCAAGAGAAGGGTTTGCCTTTCCCCAACACGACTCATCTTTGAACGGGTCATCCCCCTCATCCAATGAGCAGATGAAACAGAAAAAACTGTCATCTTCAATATCGCCTGCAGCAACCTTTTTCCCGTACTCATGGTAGTCATAACAAACGCTGGTTTTATCATGCCCGCTGTTAGTAATAAGAAACATCAACGCCTGACGGCGGCCTTTTGTCCCGGCTCGCATCATTTCTACAACGGTATTGGTTTTATGCTCGTGAACTTCGTCAATCAGTGCACAGTGTGGACGTGGACCAGATTGACCATCATCCGAACTGATGGGTTTAAAGAATGAGCCCGTTTGCAGAAATGCCAAATTCCAGACGTTCAGACCGGTACCCGATTTAACGATCCGTTGTGATAGCGCTGGCGACTGATCAACCATTGAGACAGCATCACGAAACAAAATCATGGCTTGGTCTTTTTTCGTGGCCGCAGCATAAACCTCAGCACGCGGCTCTTTATCTGCAACAAGGCAATAAAGGCCCACGCCACCCGCCAACGGAGACTTTCCCGATCCCTTACCGGATTCGATATAACTCATACGAAAACGGCGAGTACCGTCTTCGGATTTCCATCCAAATAACGAGCCAACGATAAAACATTGCCATGGCAGTAAAATAAAAGGTTTCCCTTCATGTTCTCCACCATTGAGTTTGAGAACTTTGGCAAAGAAATCGATCGCCCGTTGTGCGGATTCAATATTCCAAACGATGCCGCGAGAGGTTCCCATTTCAAGATCGCGTAAATGACGCTTGCAAGCGTTACGTATATCTGGTCCGGCAAGGATTTTCCCATCGGTGACATCAGTGGCATATTGCGTGGCGGGATCAAGTACCGAAGAACTCTTCGAGCGGGTCTTTTTCTTTTTCTCCACCATTAACCTGTACCTTTGAACGCGCAGCTGGGGTTAACCCAAATTCAACCAAATAACTTTTAAAGCGCCGATCGGCATCAGCGAGCATGGAAACTGCAGGGTTTGCCTTAATAAGAAATCCACCTTCGGTCTGAACGGTATAAGTGCGTCCTTCATCAGTAATGGTGTTTCTTAGCTGTAGAATATCGGCGTAAATATCACAGAGACGTTCAAGAGCAAACGTATCTGCAACGGTTAAAATCCCCATGCCATCCAACAGCACCGTCATTCTTCCCCACGCTGTTTTTCCCCAGTCCGTTAAATGTGCTGGAGGGCTAGGAATTTCTCTTGCTGGCTGAGGTTCTTTCTCGTTGAGTTTTCGTTTGCCCGGATTGCCTGTGACCACTTTTAAGTGAGTGGGTTTTGGGCGTCTTCCGGCCATAATTCCCTCCAGAAAAAAACTTTTCATTTCGCGGTTGTGCACACAAAGCACAAGCGGCGGTCATTTAGCGTGAGAGGGGTGAACTCTTACCCCGCCCCTCCCCAGTGCTTGTTAGCACCAATCGGCAGCCCATCCTCGTCACATCCGATAGCATGCCCCCGTTTCTCCATGCGTTGCTTGGTCGAGCTGTGATGGCTGGTACAGAGCCCTTGCCAGTTCTTACGATCCCAAAAAAGCTTTTGCGCTTTGGCTATCTCTTCACGGTTGCCTGAATGAATCGCTAGCTTTAGACGGTGAGGCACAATGTGATCGACAACGGTCGCCGCGCTAATCACGCCTTGCTCTTTGCACATGGCACAGAGTGGGTACAGCCGCAGGAATTCTTTCCGCGCTCTATCCCATTTGCTTCCGTAGACTCGTAGACCTTTCATTCGTAGCCTCAAATAGAAAAACCCCGAACTATGTCGAGGTTAATAATCACATATTGAAATCTTCAAAATTGAGGCGATAGCATTAGAACCTAGCTATTGAGTTTCATTATTTGGCAAGGTTCCTGCTTTCTTTCTCATCTTATATTCAGTTTCCGAAAAAAATTCGTTCAGAGAATTATTGTATCCACAATCCTCACAGATATAGTCGCCTGTCCAACCTCCTCGTTTTTTATCTTTCACCACAGAAGATGAACCACACTCAGGGCAATGTCTCATACTGCCTCCATTAAACTATATCAGTATGCAATTACTAATGATGAAATACTGTTTACTTGATTTTCTGATGCTTGCCATCCTTTCACAGTATTCAGCTAAGGAATCCTCAAACATTTCATCATGCCCAACACTAAGTATGTGATTACCCTTTCCTAAAAGACTCCAGTCCTTTGAATAGAACTCCCAAACTAACAAGTATTCTTTCATTTTCCCGCTTCCATTTTAGTAACAAGCAAATGACAGAATACACTATTTGAACACTCGCTACTTATCTATAGTGTTGATGAATACCTAAACACCTAGCTAACTCCAGCATCCATCATCAGAGAAATAGTCATTGTAATCTAGCACCGGCTATATAAAGCAACTAACTCGTCCTTCTTGAGAACAATCTTTTGTCCGGGCTGCTTACTTATTTCCTGCACCCTAGCAACCACCTCTGAAATAAATGGGTAATTAGAAACAATAAGTTTCTCTGTAGCAGTCAGCAGCTTTTCCCATTCCTCACGGTAACTATCTCTGGAACCTGAAGGAATTGTACGATAATAATATCTGAAAAGCTCCCCAGCTATAAAATAATCAGGCCAAGCCCCAGCATAGTCAGAAATTAAATAATTAAACATATCTTGATTGAAGACAAATCCATTATAACTCTCTGCCTTAGCACCACTTAATAGATTTATAATCCGCTCGGATAGGTGTTTATTAATTCCGTCTAAGGATAAAAAGTCAGGGTGAGGTTCGCGATCGCAATAGCTATCACCGTTTCCATTACCAGGCACAACAAGAACAATATCTAAACTTGCCTTACCAAGCACCCACCCAGATATCCAATGCCCAGCTTCATGCCGTGCATTATTTTCCAATGATAATTTCTGTGACATAACATCTCCATATATCGAGATATTAATTCTATCACAAGAAAACACCTACTGGATGAGTCACCTCAACCGTTCAATTGAGCTTAATTGATTATTGGCCTGATCGATAGTTGCCAATAGCGGCCTAATCCACAGAACAGCCTGACAATACGTTATCGAGCTGGGGGCAACGGTGGCACTACCATCTGAGTTAATGTTGCCGGTACCGGCGTGCAAGGCCGTGGCACGTAAACGGTGTGTGTACCCGAGCAGCCCGCTAGCAATATCAGCAGGGATAAGCAGATCACAGGTTGGCTCTTTCTCAATAATCTTGCGGTATTCAATTTCTTTCTCCTGCGCCTTGGCTTGGACTGTCACGCCATACTGTCCCGCTGCTGCCGCTATCTGATTAAAGCGATTAAACTGCAAAGACTGCCCAGCAATGATCGAAGATTGTCCATCAATCTCCCCCTGCAGATGCTCAATTGCTTCGGTTTGCTCTTGGTATTTGTCGTGGTAGTAATAGGTACCAAAAGCAAGAACAGCTACAACTGCGATGGTGATCGCTGATCTAGTATTCATTTATCAATATCCCAGCAAGTAAGCTCCGACTCCTGCCCTCTTCGCACCGGCTGCCCCGCGCAATTATTTGCTTTAATCCGACAATCTCTGCCGCCATCGAATATCCAGCGCTTGATCTCGGCGCAAGCACCAATACGATCACCGGCATTCAACTTCTTATAAAACGTAGAGGGGAAGCATTTAGCGGGACCGATGTTATACGGACAAAAAGAAGCGATACCCGCGATTGCTGGCTCGGATAGTGGCACGATCACATTGCGCTTAACCCAAGCGATGGCTTTATCACGTTCTACGGCGTCATAACGTTTGCACTGGCTGTATGAAAGCTTCAACCCTTGAGTGACTGGTTTCCCCTCAATACGTGTCAATCCACGACATATTGACCAGATCCCCCGCCCATCCTGATACGCGATAGTTCGAACGCCCTCTTTCTCATCCAAAAACTGATCAAGGATTTTGTCAGCTGTAGCCCCACCGAGAATTAATGCTAGAACTGCAGCGCTGAGTTTGGTTTTAGTCCCCATCAATCACGCTCCAGCATCTCCAGCTCTTCATTCACCGGCGCAGCTGCTATCACCTGACGGCTTTGAATCCACTCACGCAATAAGCGCTCACGGCGGCAGCGGAAATAAATTCCCGAAATAAGGCCAGCCAGAGTGCAAAAAATGCCAACAATGATGCCGACAACCATCCACTCGCTGGGTGAGAAGAAATTAATCAGGCTGAATAGCCATGACGAAAGCCCACCAGCAAGCAAGGTGTTATCGGCAGCACGTGTGTACATTCTTTTCATCCTTCACCTCCACCAGCGAGGCGGGGTTATGTAGTGAATAGCGCCCAGCCGTAACCACTCTCAGCTAGAAAGTGTTTTGTGTGTGGATGGTTGTTGGCTG